GGGCGTTATCGTAGGCAATTGCTTGGCCTTCGTTTTTCACCGGAGCAGCAGAGAAACCCGACAGTTTTGTTTCTTCTTCAAACGAACGCTCAGAGGTTTCAGTCTCAAAAATCTCTTTGTGTTCTTCACCATACTTTGCGTACTCCAGACCAAACAGGGCATTCAGCCCCGGAAGGAGTTCTTTAAGTAGTTGTGCGCGTGAGATAGCCATTATTTATTCTCCTAGACGCCGGTTGCAAGGCGATATTGATGAATGCCTTGGTTCCACGACACCAGAACTTCGACAAAGGAACCCGTAACCGGCGCGGTATCAGGCACAACGTCCACAACCTTAACCGGCAGTGCTGCCGTGGCTGCGGTGCTGTTCAGGACAGCAAACGCGCTGTTACCTGTGACCGTGCTACCAACGTTAGCAACCAGCGAAGCATTTCCGCCAACCATCGTCCCACGGGTAGCTTGTGCGACAACAGTAGTGCCAGAAACAATCGCGGTTTTCATCACCAGATCGGGATCATCCGCAACATACGCGGTAATCGCAGTCGTAGTGTCCGGGGTGCCAGTAGTACCAGACGGGTAGTACTGCCCGAAAATACGCTGGCCCGAAGAGTTGATGTAGCTGCAACCCATGAAGATACCAACAACGTTAACGGTAGAAGCAGTCAGAACAGCAGTAGTAATACAGCCGTTAGACGACATCAGAACAACGTCACCAAAGAAAATACTGGTGCCGTGTGCAGTTTGGATCGGGATTTGCCGGGTTGAACCAGCAAAGACCTGTCCGCCCAGCAGGTTTACGGGGATTAGACCGTAGGGCGCTGAAACAGTAGGATAAGCCATTAAGGACTCCTGTTAGATTAGTTATTTGCTACCACGACCAAACGTAACACCTGTTTTGCGCTCACTAAAAAGCGGCATACGGGGATCGTTGGCTTGCATAAAGTTGTTATCAAGGGCTTTTACCTGATCGTCTGAGGCTTTACGGTAAAAAGCAGCGCGTTGTTCCATAAATTCCCTTGGAATTTTGCACAGTAGAAGCCCCCCGATCTCAATATTGCCTTTGAACCTGCTGTTAGGATCGGAAAACGCATGCATTTGCGGTTGCGATTCCGCTTTTACAGGTTCCCAACCTTCACGAAACTTTGCAGACGTATTCGTGGGGTCAAATTGCCCCATCAGTGCCGTCCGAACCCACCTGAATGCGTACCCTTCCTCCGGTTGGGGGGTGGGCAGACCAGCTGGTTGCGCCCAACGTGATGGACGTTGAGTAGTTTCGCGGGATTCCGAATCACGTGCCAAGCGGTTTTCAGCCATTATCATTCTCCGATTTCATCATTTCACGTACATACGCTTCTGGCGTGAGTCCAAGTCGTTTGACAAGGGCTGACTGGGACGTAGTAAGCCGTATTCGTCGCGGCGCAGAAGTCCGTGAAACCGGAGCAACAACCGATGATGCTTTGGTACGCTGGGAAGACTTATCCTGCACATCCGTGTGGCCGGGGTCTTCCTCTTCAAACCTATCAGGAAAAGCCTGTTTTACTTCAATGTTGACTTTTTCGTAGTAGTCATCACTGCGGGGGTCTACTCCCGATTCAACCAGTTCCTGATGCAAACCTAACGCAAACCCAGTCATCTTCTTGTCAACGCCAAACCATGTGTTTTTCGTCCGCCATGATTCTGCTTTGCTATCAGTAACTGGAGCCTGTGTGCTAGGCCGTTGAACTTGTTGTACATCATTATCTTCAACTTGTAAAGTGGGTTTTAGGGACTGAATATCCCGCATCCGAAGTTTCGCGTCAGTTAGTTCCTCCTGCGCGTCAGCAATTAGATCGGAATCCCCCGCTTCATAAGCCTTTTTAAGGTGTTCTCTGGCAGTAGCGATCTCGCTCGTAGCAGACTTGGTGACCTCAGTGACAAACATCTGTTCACCGTGCCCAATTTGGTTACGTAGCTGCCTTATCTCCCTGTCTTTTGCCTGAGCATAGTTAAAGGCTTCCTCACGCTCCCGAACAGCCGTTTCTTTTTCCCGGCGCTCGTCATGCCAGACTTTTTTCATCTGGCTTAAACGGTACTTTACTTTACCGTCGTAAGCCTCAAGGTCATCAGACTCCAACTCCGCTACTTGGTTCTTAGGGAGCGGTAACCGTTTTTGATCCGCAAGGGGGGCATCGTCAACAATTTCAACTTCAATTCCGGGGTCGTCAGTTTCCCCAGTTTTATCGGTTGCGTCTGCGTTTTTTATTTCATGCGGAAACTTATATTCGTCCATGTGCTGCTCCTATGCCCTTGCAACACCGCGAGGATCGTCAACTACTCCCTCAACGGCATCGTCATTGATGATGCGGAATTCCCTACCGTGGATTTTCAGCCTTGATCCCGTATTGGGACGTACCAGAACAAAGTCACCTTTCCTGCACCAAGGGCCAGTTGGGAATCGCTTTTCATCTTTATAGCAATCCGGCCCCAGTTCCATGACAAACAGGACGGTAGTCAGGCGTTCTTCGGCAAATATGGTTGCATCCGCCTTGATAATCCCGCTATCAAATTTGTCTTCTGCTTCAGGAACCATGCACAGAATATGAAACCCGGAGGGGATCGGTATCTGTTTAGCTTTCTTCTCTGCTGTTTCTGGTAAGGGCGTTTCGTTCGCCCCAATCAAGATTTCACTCATCGTCTTCAATCTCCAAGCGTTTTGCAAGACCCGTAATTGTTTCTTTTGCGAATGTCAGGCCTTGGATGACCCCGCAAAGTTTGTGGTACTCCGTAAAATCCTTGATGCCCCCTTGTGCGATAAGTTCCCGCAGTTCAGTGCACCGCTCGTCCAGCTTGGACACAACAAATTTAAGCGTCTGGTCTACGACTATTGTCATTGGTTAGTCCCCCCTTTTGGGGGCCGGGATGCTTGCGCCCTGCTTTTTGCTATGTCGATACCCAGCCTTGTTCCTTCAAGTTCCTGCTTGTTCTGGGTATCTGTCTGGTGCTTCTTAATCTCCACACCAAGCCTTGCCCCATCAATCTCCATCCGGTTATTGATCTCAGTCTCACGCAGTTTTAGCTCATCGGCTTTACCGGCTGCATCGGCTGCATCCTTCTTGGCCTTGCGCTGAACTTCGGACTCCTTGATCTTGAGTTCTTGCTGCTGCATCTGGATGAGCGGGTCTTGTTGCTGTTGCTGGGCCTTTTGAGTGGCGGCTTCCCCTTGGTTTTTTTGGAGCAGTTGCTGTGCGGCTTGTGCAACGAGAACAGAAAGTTGAACCTCAACATCCGGGGCCAACGTAAAGTCTTCCTCGTCCGAGTCTTTATCGGGCATCGGAGGCAAGGCTGCACCCAGTTGTTGCTCAATCTCGGAACGGTATTGAAACGCCACGTGCTCCATGATGTGGGCCTGTGCAGCCGCCATAATTGCTTGGGCTTGGGGGTTTTGCCCCATGATCTGCATGATCTTGGGGTCTTTAGTTGCTGAGATATGAACCCCCAAATGCGCCGTATGGTCTTGGTACATGAAGGCTTTAACCGGCTTACCATTAAGGATTGCCATGTTCTCAGACACCGGATCAACCGGTTTCATGTCAGTCTCTGATGGGATGATCTTCTCAAAATTCTTTATCCCCAAGACCTCCAACATCTGGCGGTGCAGATAGGCCAAATCATAGAGTTGCGGTGCGCCTTGGGCCATTTGCATGGCTGCTTGATACTGCACAACCTTCTGCGCCATTGTTGAGGCGTTAGGGTCAGACACCGGGATGACATTGACCTGATCGTAGTCAGACTGCTTGGCCTTGCGATCCCCAAACTCCGGCTCGTAGCTATACTCCTTAGGCGTATTGTCACGGATAATGAGTTTGAGAAGCTGGAATTCCTGTTTCATGGCGTAGTGAATTCTTGCCTGAACCGCTGACATAACCTTCAACAGCCGCTCAAGCACCGCCAATGTCGTACCCACAGGAGCCTGTGAGGACATATCCGACACGTTCAGATCAGCGGTAGCAGCAAACTTCTGCCCATCCAGCACGATCTTGTCCATTAGCCCCGACAGCGTCTGGCTTGGCTCTTTGTATGGTAGCGGCAGGATGTTGTCGCGGATGGCTCCAGAGGGCACATCTACATCCCTGAACTCCCCCGGCGCAATTGGTGTGTCATCACCTTTGATCCGCAACCCGCGAGATTTCAAACCACCGGGCAGGTTGGACAGGGTTCCCGCATCTACAAGCTGGCGAAGGAGGGAGGTTGCTGCTTGTGTATGCCCACCAATCAGGTGGATCAGGCCGAAGTAATAGAACCCGAAGCCGGGGATGTATCCATAGTGTACGAAGTGCTGGCGCTTGAGTTTTTTCTTGTCATCCTCCAGCCAATTCCTTCTAATCGACAATATCGTCTGTG